TGCCTCCAGAGCTCGCAGGCGAACAGCCTCCGGGTGGTAGCATGGCCCCGACAGAAGACCCTAGCCTCGCGCCCGCGCCTGGCCCGATTGCGTAGGAGGACACCGTGCCCACGTACGATATCCGATATGACACCACCCCGGCCAACCGGGCGTCCCGACCCCGTGGGCCGAGCCTTGTCAACCTCAAGGCAGCGCTCACGACCTACAATGCGACCAGCTACACGGCTGACCGCATGAACCAGATGTCGAAGAACGACCTGATCTATGCCTGCACGCTGCATGGTCTCACTGTCAGCGGCCTCTAGACCCAAACTCCCACTGCAACCCCCTCGGAGAAATCCGAGGGGGTTGTTGCTTTACAGGCACCCTATTGTGCTACGCTCAGTATCAATACCAGCCAGGGCCTCCGCGAGAGGTACAGCAGAAAGGGATGAAGCAATGGACGACATCGACGGCCAGGAGTTCTCATCTGAAAACCAGGAGCCCGCAGCGGCCCAGGACACTCAGGTGCAGGACCACAGCAACGACATTCAGAACGACTCGAACCCATTCTGGGGAGAAGTCGAGAAGAAGGTCGGTCCCAACGTCTGGCAGCTCATCAAGCCGGATCTTGACAAGGCAGATCTCGAAGCGCGTCAGCGCGTTGAGTCAGTCAACAAGAGCTACGCCCCTTGGAAGTCGTTCGTGGACCAGGGCATCACCCCGGATCACGTCTCGCAGTCTATAGGGGTCGTGCGGCAGCTCAATGACCCGCAGGGTCAGCTCCAGGTGTTCGAGAGCCTTCAGAAGTTCCTCCGGGAAAACGGTCGGCTCCCTGACAAGCAGGAGCTTCAGGAGCAGGTAGAAGAGGACGGCGACGAGGGTGAAGATCCTCGCTACAGTGCTCTTGCTCAGCAGAACCGCGCAATCATGGAGTTCCTCTCGCAGCGTCAGCAGCAAGAGGTTCAGCAGGTTGCAGACCGAGAGGCAGACTCTTGGTTGGACGGTGAGCACACCCGCCTGAAGAGCAAGGGATACGACGAAGCGGACATCAAGGAAATCGTCCGCATCGCCGCATCCAGCATCGGAGCAAACGGGCAAGTCCCGGACAACTTCGACGCAGCCGCAGCTCATTTTGATGCTTTGCGAGATCGACTCCTCACCACGCCTCGTCCAGGCCAGCTCGCACCCAGACTCCCCTCGGGACCTGGCGGCGGAACCCCCAACGCGGGGGCCGTCGATCCGAGCAACCTGACGAAGGATCAGCGCCGCGAACTGGTTGCAGCGATGATCGCGCGTGGTAAGCAGCAGTAACCGCCACCTCTCGCACACACAGGAAAGGCAGTCCAATGGGCTCCAGTCTCGCGTCAATTGACGCAACTCTCAAAGAGGTCTACGAAGGTGACGTCCGTCGTCAGCTTCCTGACGAAATCGTCGCCCTGAAGCGCGTCACACGCTCTTCGGATGGCGTCTCGAACGAGACCAACGGTAAGTACGTCACGTTCCCTGTCCACGTTCGTCGCAACGGTGGCCTCGGCTCGCGCAATGAGCTTGAGGTTCTTCCCACGGCAGGCCAGCAGGGCTATGCTGCCGCTCGACTGGCGCTGAAGAGCGACTACCTCGGTATCGAGCTCACCGGTCACTCGATCGACATGTCCGACACGAACCCCAAGGCGTTCGCGAAGTCTCTCGATGAGGAGATGGAGCGGGGTCGCATCGACTTCAAGAAGGACCTCAACCGCCAGATCTACGGCAATGGCTCTGGTGCGATCACCACTGTCCGCGCCGTCGTCACATCGAACGTCATCCCTGTCGTGGATGCTCGTCTCTTCTGGGTCGGCTCACACCAGGTCGATGTCGTCACTGCCCCGAGCACGGTCGTTGCGGTCAACCGCACGGTCACCGCTCGTGACCTGACGCCTGGCGCCAACACCATCACCCTCTCGGGTGCTGCCATTGGCCCCACGGTTGTCGGCCAGCTCATCACCCTCACGGGCTCGGTGAACCGCGAGATCACGGGTCTTGGCGCCATCATCGCCAACTCCGGTGTTCTTTACAACCTCAACCCTGCCACGGAGCCCGAGTGGACCTCCGAGATCGACTCGAACGGTGGCACCGCGCGTGCGCTGTCTGAGGGCCTGATGATGCGCCTGATTGACCGCATCCGCAGTCGCGGTGGAAAGACCTCGGTCATCCTCACGGATGACGGCTCGTTCCGCGCCTACTGGGCTCTCCTGTCGCAGATCCGCGGATTCACCAACACCACGAAGTTCGACGGTGGCTACACCGGCCTGTCCTTCCACGTTGGCGACACCGAGGTGCCTGTTGTGGCCGACTTCGACGCTCCTCTGGGCACGATGCACTTCCTCAACGAGGACGACATCACGTTCTACCGCGACGAGGACATTCACTGGCTGGATCGTGATGGCTCGATCCTGAAGCAGAAGGTGGACGCCGCTGGCCGGTACGACATCTGGCAGGCGCACATGGTGGAGCGCCACGAGCTCGGCATTGGCCGACGCAACACCCACGGCAAGATCACGGACATCATCTCGGGCTAGTCCCTGCTGTTGTCCTGAGGGGGCAGGGGAAACCTTGCCCCCTTCTTGTCTGTAAAGGAGTCCTCAAATGACCACCGCTCCCATTTCCCCTGCTGACGATCACACCCCCCGCAGCCGACCGAGAATTATCCTCTGGACGGTGCTGTTCCTCGTTGCTGCTATCGCCCTTGTTCTCACCCTCTCTGTGCTCGATGACGTGCGCGGTCAGCCCCTCTTTGACAGTCCCTTGCTCCAGCAGACGACCTCGACTATCGCGCTCCTCGGCGCCGCTTTCGGGCCGTCTCTCTATGCCAACCACCAAGACACCAAGGTGATCCGTCACGAGGTGAAGAACGACCACTCGGAGAACATGCGAGCGGAGAATGACTCTCGGCATGCAGAGACCGAACGCTGGTTCGCTGAGCTCCGATCTGACCTCTCTGGCTTCCGTCAGGATGTCGGCGGGATTCGCGCAGAGCTTCGTCACGATCGAGAGGCCGTGCGTCTTGGATTCTCGAACGCCAACACAGACATTCGAGCTCTCACTGTCGTAGTCAACAAACTAGAGAAGGGGCTCGACAATGGCTCTCACTGACGAGCAGGATGCCCTGCTGTCCACCACTGACCTCGAAGTTGTGTGGCTCCGAAAGCTGTCCAGCAACTACGCCCCGAACACTCTGCCGGGCCTCAGAGCTCTTGTCATGCCTGACGGGGAGTTCTTCTATGGGCGGATACGAGCGGTCTCACCCCTGCTGAAAACTACTCGTTGGCGGACCACAAGGTCTCTGCAATGCAGGGGCTTGCGCCGGGAGCAACCGGCAGCCTCACGGACCTCTCTCGAGCGTTCTACGCATTGAATCTTCCATAGGGTAGGATGGCGCCATGTCGAATCTTCATCCTGCTCAGGTCGTGGACGCCCCGCTGTACTCGCAAGAGTACGGGGAGTTTCTCCCCAGCAAGGCGTCTCGTCTTGCCGAGGTGCTTCGCGACTACAACCCCTACCTGGAGCTTCGGTTCATTCCGAGCTCACAGCGGGACGACACCGACACCCACCCGTTCGCGATCTGGGACCTCAGCCCGTGGCGCCTTGGCCCTCTCGGTCTCGGCTACCCGGTGAAGCACATCTCGGAGCGCGAGATCGAGGACACCCAGGCAATCCTGGCGTGGCTCTTCGAGGGCGACCTGAGCAAGCACGGCATGTCCGAGATTGCTGCTCGTGCCAAGGCCAAGGATGCGGCTGAGAAGCTGCTCAAGCACAAGCGCGAGGCAGAGATCGCGGAGGAGCGCCAGGAGCTCGCTGCTGAGCTCATCAAGGGTGGTCGATACGGCCTGAGCTCGTACCGCCACAACGGCAAGATCTTCACTGAGAAGGGGGCTCGAAGTGTCTCTCAGACCATCCACTAAGACGTTCGGCGCTCTCGTCCAGGACATCAAACGGACCTTCGGTGACGAGTCCGGCGTGCAGCTCGACAACGCAGACATCGCACGCTGGGCGAACTCGGCTCAGCAGGAGATCGTCACGAGCAACAAGTCGATCAAGGCGAAGTCCACGCTCCCCACCGCTATCGGTGTGTCGAGCTACACCTTCCCGGCGCTCAAAATCCAGCAGATCGAGGCGCTGCACTACGACAACATGCGCCTGGAGAACCTGCCCTTTGCTGAGGCCGAGCGCGTCATCATCTCGCAGGACCCGCAGCAGATCGAGACCGGCACCCCAGCATTCTGGTACGAGTGGGACGGCGAGCTCACTGTCTGGCCCAAGCCTGATGCTGTAAAGAACCTGACGCTCTACTGCACGGTCTACCCCACCGAGCTCACTGGTGACGTGATGCAGCTCCTCGACGTGGCAGACAAGTTCTACAACGCCGTTGTTGACTACGTGATGATGAAGTGCTACGAGATGGACGAGGATATGCCGTCGTCGCAGATGTCCGAGCAGCGGTTCCGTGCCGCCCTCGAAGGGCAGATGGAAGACGAGCGCCAGGCCCAGCACATGACGTACCCGGCAATTCAAGACGTGGTTAGCGGCTGGTACTGATGGGCGGCCTCAAGCCGTTTCTCTGCCGCGTATGTAGCGAGACGAGCCTGATACGCTGAGGCGTCTGGCAGATTATGTGAAGCAGGGGGGTGTTTGGAATGGGACGTGAGCCGCTCGTCATCGGCCCCTTTGCCGGTGGCCTCAATACCTACGACGACCCGACTGCTGTAAAGGACTCGGAGCTCGTTGAGTGCCTCAACTGGGACCCCAGCCTGGAGGGGTCTCTTCGGTCGCGCCCGCCGTTCCAGAACCTCAACAAGCCCCTGACGCTCGGCACCGCGGGCAACCCTCGGTTTCTGGGCTTCTTCTATGGCACCGGAAACACCTATCACCTCATCGCCACTGACGGTCTGAGCTCGACGTGGAGCTACAACGGCACCGCGTGGTCACTCATCACGAACACCTTTGCTGCGAGCTCGATGGCGCAGTTCGACAACAAGGCGTGGCTGGCCTCCCCTGTCGGGGAGACTGATCCTGGAGGGTATTGGACTCCTGTGGGTGGATTTGTCGCAGACGCGGCCATGCCGCACGGCGACACGATCGTCTCGTTCAAGAGCCGCCTCTGGATCTCTCCGGGCCGGGGCAACGTCAACGGCACCCGCGTCTACTACTCGAAGGTGCTGGGTCAGCCGAGCTTCTGGACGTCCCCGAACTTCGTGGACGTCGGCCAGGGTGACGGCCAGGACATCGTGCTGCTCACGACCTACTACAACACCCTCGTGGCGTTCCGCACGCAGTCGATCTACGCCTTCAGCTTCAACGCTGATCCGGCACAAGGCTCTGTGACGCTGCTCGTGCCAGGAGTGGGCCTGACCTCGAAGGACAGCCTCATCTCCTACGAGAGCTACCTGTACTTCATGTACGACGAGAAGGCGTACCAGTTCATCAACAACAACGCCCAGCAGATCAACCTCAAGGTTCCCTTTACAGCCACAAGTCAGGCGAACATCTCGATCCCGTTCGGGGTCTCGCTGTTCAACAACCGAGCGATCTTCCACTACTACGACACGATGTACGTGTACTCGCTCCGCACGAAGACCTGGACCCGCTGGAAGAGCCCACAGCACGGCTCGATCGGCCAGATCATGAGCCCTGCTGGTGTGCTCACCGACGAGGCATACGTCAACTCCTCAGCCGTCGTCCCTCCCGGCGTTGGCCGCACAGGCAAGCTGCTCTACATCGCGGACGCATTTACGAACGCGACAGAGAACTACACCTGTGAGATGCAGACGAAGAACTACAACTACCAGCTCAGCTCTAACTTCAAGCGGCTCTTCTGGTGGGGCGTGGACGCAGTGTTCCGCACTCGGGTTCGGGGCTGGGCTGTCCCTGTCGTGCACCACGCTCAGGTCTCGTGGGGGCAGCTTTACAGCGAAGGTGTGACCTGGGGCACGCTGCTCGGCGGCACCTGGGGCTCTCCCTTCATTGGTGACCTGTCCGTATTCTCAGACTACGATCTCCAGGGCACCGGCCCGATGCGGAAGTTCGTCAAGATGTTCAAGTCCCTCCGGTTCCGGCAGATCTACTTCAAGATCGTGTTCGACACGGACGGCTCGATCGGCTCGGCCCCGATCAACCTCTTCACCCTTACTGCCTATGTCGGCAGCAAGGAAACAGTGTCGAAAACCGTATCGTAGGGTATTCTTCTGCTATGGCGATTGGCTACAACCCGGCGACTGGCCGCAACTCCTCCCAAGTGGGCGGCGGTGGCTTCAATAGGTTTGCCGCTGGGGCTAAGCGCTACGGCGCTGGCCGACGTGCTCCGAACGTTGGGGCAGCACAGGATATGACCGGGTACGGAGCTCGCGACCTCCGAAACGAATCTCGAAAGAACGCCCTGCTTCGGCAGGTTGGCGGAAGGAACTAGTCATGGTCAAAGGAAACATGCTCTCTGGCGGCGTTGCTCCGCGCAAGCCGTCATCGCCCAAGACCCCGGCCCCGAAGCCCAAGCCGCAGAGCTTCACGAGCTCGCCCAACGGCGTGATGCCTCCGCTTCGTGGCGGACTCGCGGCCCCCAACTACGTCTCTGCTGACGCGAAGACTGGTGTGCCCTTCTCGCCTGGTGCTGGTCAGGCCCCGCCTTCAGGTGGCGGTGGCGGTGGTGGTGGCATGGTCCCCTTCAGCGGTGGGGGTGGCATGGCACCGATGGTGGCCCCGCCATCAGAAGAGGACTACCTCGCTGGCGATGGCGGCTACCAGACCCAGCTCTCCGCCCTCCAGGGCGCGCTTCAGCGCTACCTCGCAGACAGCGACTTCCAGCGCACGAACTACCAGACCGACTACAACCAGTCGCTTCGTGACCTCGGCTACGACGAGGGCGCCAAGGCATGGAACTGGGACGACAAGCTGACGGCTTCGGGTCGCGGCTACCAGAACCAGCTCGATGACTTCGGCTCTCGTGGCATGCTCCAGAGCTCGGGCTACGCAGATGCGTACCAGGAGCTCCAGCGGATGCTCGGCCAGCAGTACGACTCTTTGCAGGGCGCAAAGACGAACTTCATGACCGACATGGACAACCAGACTGCCAACTTCAAGGGCGAGAACACCGCCAACCAGCAAGCCGCTCGGGCTGAGGCAATCAACCGCCGCCAGGCACAGTACGCGCTGTAAAGGAGGCCACTGTGGTTGACAAGAACAATAACGGCATTGATGACGCTGTTGAGGCGTACCAGAAGACGCTCAAGGACAAGAAGGCGATCGCGCCTCGAAACCTGAGCAAGCGTTTCCAGGACAACTTCACCGAGGACCCGGAGGGGTCGATCTACAAGCCGTCCCGCGACAACACCAAGGG